GTGGCCCCGCCCCCTAATTGTATCGTGCCTGATATTACGCATAATTCAACATATCCTGATATATAGTTTAATCCACTAATCACAGAGTTCTTAACCTTACATTGGCCATCAAGGATTCCAGTTAAAGTACATTCGTAAAATTCACATTTATAAGTATTCGCGTCTGATGCAACAGTTATTGTCGATTTATCTGGTGATTCCCCAATAAAACTATATTGTTCAAAGTCCAAACTATCATCCAGTGTTATGTCCCCTAAAATATAGAAAGACGTGAACCCTCTTTCGCTTGCAATAGACAACGCATCAGCCATATTATTAACAGGTTGCCTTGGAGTCCCAGTCGGATATACAGTCCCAGAATAAGATGAACTAGTGTCAACAGTGACGCCACCATCAAATGATGAAAACTGAATATCCTGTAATTCTTGCAATGTTGCAGATGACGATGATGTTCTCACAACTTGCGTGTACGCAGTCGTTTGTATCGGATCAATCTCGCTACCAGCATCATCAAATGCAACAAGATTGCCACCAGATACGTTACATTGCACAAATGACGGGCCAGTGCGCCCCTCAAATGCCAACTTCGCGTTATTTAACGTGAGAGTTATCCCAACATATACGCCACCGCCAAGAGGGTTTTTGCCAGCAGCATCAACAAGATAATCATATCCTAACGCAATGTCAGAATCCTCCAGTGACCTGCAAGTATCAAGAAGATCTTGTATGGTTATTTCAGTTGATGGGGAGGCGATAGTTATAACTCGTGGGTCTGCCTCCCAATCAACAGTTAGATCCGTCCTTATTGTCATTCTTTACCTTTTTAGCATCAAGCTCTTCAGATTTTGCCTTTTTATCTTCAAGATGCTTTATCATAAACCTATACTCCTTGATAGTTTCCTTCTCTTTTATAATAGCATCTTCAAAAGTAGCAATGTTCTTCTTTGCGCTTTCTATCCCATGTCTTAACGAATCGATATTATACATTATGTTATAACAGTATCCTCCGTCCTAATCACAGCAGTTGATTTATCAGAACCACTAGTAGAATCGTCTACTGAAAACGGTTTAATTTTAGTGGTAGCCCTAGTATTACGTACCTTAACACGATAATAAATTGCCGATGAATAAATTATAGACACGCTCTCAGACGAACTCGCGGCATGTTTATCAAGCAATGGGACGTAAACATTATCGCTCGATGTCGTTACTATCGGAACGCAGTTTATTTCAATATGGTCGCCGGTTGTTTGTCCAGATATCGCTGGTGATATTTGTATCGTATTCGCATCATCAACACTTTCTATATAAGACACCGCTGACCTATCATGATTGTATACAAGATCACCACGTTTTGCATTTGTAAACGCACCAGATTCGACAACCGTATCTGTATCTGTACCAGCATCTGCCGCAGCAATATCTATATTTGCGAGTGTAAATGTTGACGAAGACCATGAAGAATATCTTATTTTATACTCAGCATTATTATCGTCGTTATCAACGAGGACTAAAGAGCCACCAGTCGTTTTGCCAGGAGTGTCTTGTGTTATAGAACCAGTAACAATTGTCGTATCCCCGATTGATTCACCGCCAGCACATGTATACTCGCTCTTATCTATATCCCCACCAGAGCCGGTCAACCTAAACACAGCAACCCTATCATCAGTTGTAGTGGTCTCGTCTGTCCCGACTAAATTCGTAACGGATATTGTTATCGCAGTTGGTCTCTCTTTCGTACCACCTTCCATCGGAGTAAGAATAAAAGAGTTCTCATCAGAACTAAGCCAATCAGACAGCAAAACGCCTCTTGCGCCAAAAAATGTGCCACCAGCAAAGGTTCCAAATGGGGCTTGTTTCTTCGGAGAAAAATTCGTTGCTGTATCATCGATTGTCACTGTACCTGAATTATCATTATCAGTGACAACATAACCAGTTGAAAATGTCCCTCTGACATTTCTTAACTGCATTACTTTATTCGTCGCATCATACGCTTGAATAATACCAGTCGCACCAGTAGTTGCTTGTGTTACGTCAGCGCCTTCAGCAATAGTCCCACTTACAGAACCAGTCCATTTCAAAAAAGCTTCACCACCGATATACTGTTCAGCTTCTATGCCATCAGTATCAGTTGTTGCAGTGTTTCCCCTTCTCGTGATATATTTCAGCCATTCATACACTTCGCTTAATGGGTTCTGATTACAATCTATCGTTATAGCATAATTCTCATCAGTCCCATCATCATCAATATCATAAGTCGTATGTGTATGACCACCAGAGCCTATCGTTGGCTCCGTATTATTAGTAAACCACGTAGCTAACGCTGGCCCTTGATCTGCCGGTGCATTTCCATCCTTCGTAGCAGACCCGGTTGCGTCATTGTTAGTGATCGTTTCTGCGGCAGTCTGAAAATCGGTCAATGGATCATCGACAAGATAGTAATGAAATGTATACGTCGGAGATGAACCAGTTATACTTGTTATGATCGCTCTAGCACCGGATGTCGCACCTTCAATCTCATCACCAACAGAAAAATCATCTGTCGAAACAGCCGTAGTGGTAATACTTTTATATCCAGTAGTATTATCAAGGTCCGGTGCAGTAGCAAGAGGAATCGGGTTTCTACCACCAGACGTAGTAGAGCATGCGACCTCAAAATTGTCATATAGCGTACTATATTTACGTGCAAGAACAGTCACATATCCATTATCGATAATAGACCATGTTGATGCTGTTATATCCTTGATAGCAACACATAAATCTATATGGCCATCACCCCACCAATCTTGAGTACTGTCATTCCAAGAATAAACCCTTTCTCTGGAGTCATCGCCTATAGTCCCCTGATACAGATATAGATGAATGTCACCTTCTATCGTACCAATAGAATACAGATTCGCCCAGATCATTTCGCCAGTCGTAGCTGCAGCATTCTGTGGTGCAGTATGCGAATTGCATGTCAAGTTACCAGTTGTCGAATCGAAATTATCATCCAAAGCTGAAGAATCAGGCCTGATAACCAGATAATCATTCGTTCCCCCGGTATCTATAACTTCGAGCAGAGTACCAGAGTCGCCATCGGCATGTGTTATATCATTTCCGACATCCCCAGAAACGATATTGTTTGAAGAAGCTGTGACTGGAACGATGACTATACCTGAATTAGATCCAACGCTTCTAGCCCAACCACTCGTCTGTAACGCTCCACCAGTTATATGTTCCATACAATCAAATTGTATAAACCAAGGGTCATTATCACCAGCATCGATCTTTCCTATCGTATATTCGACAGGGGTCTCAGCGCTGAAGCATGTCCCATCATCAATAGTCGTTTCTTCATCCAAAAGAGTTGCCATCGCAGAATATACTTCATTAATTGTCCTTGTCCCAGATGATGACCCGGACCAATAAAGAAGCTTCTGTCTATTGTTAGATAAGTATTCTACGGTGATATCACCGCCCAATATTGTCGCCATATCACATAACCTCCCTAAGTAGTTGCATTATTATTAGGATCTTCTTCAAGTGTGACAAGCAACGTATATCCACTCGAAGTAATCGTGCCCAATGTCGAAAAATTTTTATATTTTGTTGATCCACTACTCGCCTTCCTACACCTTACTTCTATGCCAGTATCTGACAAATAATTAAAACTCTCAGATGCTTCTCCGTTCGAGTCGGTGTCTTTATTCATAATCTCTGTCCGATCACTTGTCTTGTAGACAGCTACCTGAACATACTGTATATCATTCAAGTCTTTGTCTTGAACTTTCACAAGTACAGTTACGGCATTATTTATCGTAACTGTGCCAGTTCCCTCAATTTCAGATGTGTTCGGATTGGCATCATTCGATGCATTGATTGTTAAATCGCCACTTGCAGGAGTAAAATGAATATCATAATCATTACCAAGAAATACCAACCCATCATATGTAAATGTCCCAGCGGTATCATGTTGAATAGCATGCAGATCATATGTAGCATCAGAATTATTTCTAAAATCACAATTTTTTATATTGATATTGGAATTCCATAAAATGGCTGACCCATCAGGATTTGTCCCTCCATAGCTATCAATCGTCGATGCAAAAACATTATTTCTTACAACGACTCTCCCCAAATCAACTTGCCCACATGAGTCAACCGTATTCCCTATAAATTCATGCCCAATGCCATTTGTTGCGTCAGAGGACAATATGATCCCGCCATCAAGCCTAAAAAATTTTGTTCCATAAATATATACACCTTCATCAGTCGCGTTTCCTATATCCGAATCTGAAAAATCAAATTGGCCAACAACAGGACTCGATGGAGCCTGAAACGTAATCCCCTTTGACCCAACTGCAGTATCGCCACTTCCAACCTTCTCGCCAAGTTTAAAATACGTTTTGCCAGTCGAATTGCCAACAACTTTTATTTTAAAATATGAATCTTTAACAGCCGCATCAGCGAAAACTATTGTCGCATCCGTATCAGAAAAATATATAGAATTTGTTCCTGAATCATCACCAAATTGAATTGGGGCTTGAAGCTCATATACACCAGACGCAAGTTCTCTTATGACACCATATGCCTTCCCAGTTGATGTCGAAATATCATCAGCTTCAATATCGCTAAATGTCGCAGGCGTACCAGAAGACCCGCCAGTAATAGTCAATGCCGCTGACCCATCATTTGAAATGTATCTTATAACATCCCAAAAAAAGTTATCAGCACCACCGAGTGCTTTGGATGTAGTTGTACAACCACAACCAATCTGTGTAATTGCAGTTAATGATGGAGCTGAGCTACCAGCATGTTGTGTATACGAAAACGACGAAAGTTTAGATGTATCTAAAATAAAGCACGACCACGCTTGATTTGCAGTGACTTGGAATGCAAAATTATCACGGCCTCCAACATAATACCCTCTCGTATTCGTCCCATCGCCCAAAACTATTTGAAACCCACCATTAGCTTGGGTATCAGCCGCACCTGTACATAACATCCACGAGAATACAATCTTGTTAGTTAGGTCAACAGACGTTACAGTGTCGTAACAATATTCTTCCGTCCTACTTACAGACATCCCCATGCAATATGTGCCTTCACGGTTAAATCCGCTGTACGCAGCTATCTTGCCAGTAGACGTATACCAGTCGCCAGTTGTCTCGGCACTATTTACCAACGTCATATTGTTAGTAATTGTCGCAGCCATTACTAACGCTCCTTCATAAACCTATCATATAAAACTATCGCACACGCTTCAGACCCAAACATTAATGGTTTTTTACTGGGAGTTTCTATCCTAACAGACTTATGAGATCTTTTTTTCATATTGTAAATATCTGAAGAGCCTTTCCCAAATACATATAACGCATTTTTAGGATGCTTGAATTCACTCAATCGCATATCTCCTCGTTCATCAACAAATACAATATCGAACTTTTTACTGATTTTTATAACATCATACAAATCGTTATGCTCTTCGAGACCTACATTCCTGTATGGCAATAGGCCGGACACTGGGCACATAAACAATTTATTTATCTTAAACGACCTTAATAACATCTCCCATTGATTTATCTCTATAATTGGTACATTCCAACCATGTTCCCACATAGCAACTATTCTTACCATACCGGCACCTCTAATAATTGTCGCTTAAATCAAGATCAATTGCATTAAAAACAACAGATTTCTTCCCGATATTCTTCATTCTACCAGTAGTATCGAGCAGTACAACCTGTTGACCATATAACGTAGAGTCAAGCCCAAATCCAGTCTCTCCTTGATAATACACCTCAGTATCATCAACTCTTTCCCTTGCCGGTTTTTGATCTCTTATAGCAACTAAATGAGCTGAAAACCATCTCTCAATTTCTTTTAAAAGATCATCACTTAGACTTGTGCTGCCAAGAACTTCTGTAACAACCAAATTTGCAGCTTTTACAAAAGGCCCTACGTCTATATCAGTATCAATTATCTCTTTTACTTCACCACTGATAACTCTAGCCATAATTCACCTCTCATGAGGATTTCCCGTTCCTACCGGCACCTCTATTCCATAATTTCGGTTCGACAAATTCTTTCACTTTCTGCAATATTCTATTATCCCAGTTAAGACCGAGATTATTAACGACGTTCTGAATGCCGGTAAAATCACCATTTATCATTCTCTGAGGCCATACTTCTTGTATCTTTATCCCTGCATCGGCCATTTCTTCAAACCTTGCTTCATGTTCAGAAACCCATCCAAGCCATCCAGATCGCCCCGTATAAGCACGCATGAACGAAGTCTTTAGGCAAGACCTAACAATGTCTTCTGCGTCCCTTCTGACAATAATCCAATCGGCATTTGGGAACATTTCATTCCATATAGGGAACAGTAAACAGAGTTTCGCGCCTTTGTAATACCATCTCGATTTGCCATTATAGCCTTGAGATTTTATCGTCTTCATAACACGACTTTTGAGTTCAGATATAACAACATCATCCCTTGACACTTTTTTCATCAAAGTAATATCAGGCAACGGCTTCTGCCCCATAGGATCGTACCCATATTTTTTTAGAAAAGGTTTCACAACACGATTACGTATATCAGAGTTTTCAAACATGCCTTTCCTATTATACCTCGTAGGGCCTGATGTCTTCCCACCAAACGGGCCACAGATACTTATAACACCAGCAGTCATGGATGTCCCGCTACGAGCTGCGCCAGTTATCAATATCGGCCTATCAAAAAAAGTTTCTGTCACTGGTTATTCTCCTTTGTCGTAATTCTTTTCGTCCTTATAAGGAACAATCCTCGCCCTGCCTTTATGTCGATTTAGCATTGAGATACCAAGAATTGGACAGCACTCTTCCACATTCGTATGGTCAGCACATATCTTCAAATTTGAACAATACATCGTTATGTCAGCAGTGACAACGCCATCAGCAGGGACGTGAATCGTAAGGCTTTTAATCCCATTTATTGGATTCCCATACTCGTCTGTGACTTTAGTCCCCCACCCGCCTTTTGGGCCATCACCCTTATTTTCTATAACGACAGATTCAAAATTTATCATCTCCAATGCTCCTTCACCCATTCGGCATTTACTTCGTGCGGCCTTGGTCTGCCATGAAACTGAATAATCGACGCACCATTAGGGACCCCGCATTTGCAATTAAACTTATAGCTCACAAGCTTTTTCGGGTATAAGTCTTGCCAATAATCAGAGTTATCCAATAAATCCCTAAGAATAAATCTTTCATTCCCCTGGTATTTGCCATTAGAATATTTTTCAACATTAGAATACACTTCATCCCATAAATACCCAGTCGTTCCTCCCACAAACGACAACACAGACCCTCCAATATGACCTGTTTTTCTATTAGATCTCATATGCGGCGCAACACCGCAAAAATGCCCATTGTATTTAGCAAAAATATCGATGTTATCAACTATAATGATATCAAGATCAAAAAATAACACTCTCCCATCCAGCCCGGCATTACTCGAATGCATATAAAATTTAGGAAGCCTTTTCCACATAGCAGCTACATCGCTAGGCATACGAACAAAGTAATCATGATTAGAGCAAAGATCATCTCTGTCAGTAAAACATACAAACTTATATGGTACAGTTATATTACGTTTTATCATATTGATAATCTTCGACACATATGACTCACCATAATTATCACACCAATTATTATATAGCATCGTCACTATAGTGATCTTGTCATTTTCCATTCTGCGTATAGCTTTTTATCAAATAATATATCATGACTAGTCGGATAATTACCAGTCTTTCTCCCAAATTCAAATGCTTCTTTCGCTATAATATACTGCTTATTATTCGTAGACGCATATTTATTATTAAGTACATTTAATATATCTGAATACGGACCGGATGGATGCCCAATTGCGTACTTCACACCACGGCTATAAAATCTTGAGAACACTTGAAAGTCAGTTGGACTATCAAAATGTGTACCGACGATTACCTTCTTCCATAAATTTAAGCTGCTTCTGCCATGCCTTTTCATATCTAGAACCAATTTAGCATCATTATCCAAAACATTCTTTGACTTAAATTTTGTAAGAAATGAGTTCTTTCTTAATATACAACAGCATATATCTTTGCCTAAAAACGGATCGAATAAACCAAACCTAGCTTCATTAACTCGCACATTAAAAATTTTATTTATCCCAAGAATTTTTTCATGAGCGTCAGAATATAATATCATATCCCCGTCAACCCATAAAGACCATTCGCAGCTAAGATGCTTAATAGCAGTATTTACCGCCTTTGATTCCGGCGATATCCCATTTATATGCACAACATTCTTAAATTTTACAGTTTGGGCATACACAGATTCGCAGCATCTATCAAGTTGTGGTTCGTTTACAGACTTAATAACACATTCGATCCCATTAGCCCACTTCATGAACCCCCCCCTATAATTATAGCGGCTATACAACACTCTCAAGATCGACGATAGGAAAATCTTTTATCGATGAGTTGGGCGTTGCATTCAATATTTCAACCCCAAGTTTTTTCGCGTCTATATTTATGAGGCGAAACACTTGCAAAAACCTTGGATACGGATTTGCCTTAGCCCCGACAACCTTATGATCCTTATGCCAGTTTTGCCGTTCTTCACCGTCTACGATTCTCTTCCTCATATCAAAGCCAAGAAGAATAATCCTCTTGGCTCCAAGATGATACGCAAGATTGATAGCACTTGCACCGCTACTCCTATTCCACGCGACATACTCTGGCCTTCTGTCCAACCCTTGCGACTTTCCTCTTCCAACCCTCTTAACACGGTCTATCCGTTGGCCTTTTATCCTATTCGCACAGTGGTATATCATGCCTTTAAAGCTCTTCAATGCTTCGCAATGCCAACCATACCATCTCGCATCACCAAACCAACAGACATCAACCCAATCACCAAGCGTATAAGCATTATTTACCCCTATTACATGCTTATCATGAATCAGATCAAGATTCGCGTTATTAAGAGACGGACCACCGCCAAGAATATAGACATCGGAATCGGGCCATACTCTGTCAATCTTGTGTATAGACTCTCTTTCTCGTCGGTCCTTTAGCTCTTGCCTCTTCTTCTTCATTTCCTTCGGCGGGATCTCTATCTTCTTCGTCCTCACCTTCGCTTTCTGATTCGCCCTCCTCTCGGCTCTCTTCTTCCGTCTCTCTTGGAGTATCTTCTGTCTGTCCACCTTCATCAAGGCCCTCCATCAATTCAGCCAATAAATCCTCGGCTTTATCAAACCGAAGCATTTTCTCATTCATAACTTCGTCTGTTTCAACATCGACGACATTATACCACCCAGGCGATACCCTATTTATTTTATAACCGCCTGCGTGGTCATTGTCGCTTGTTTCTGGCTCATCAAATGGCTTTAGCCTCGCTCTTGTGACCGGATCGATAAGATCGATATCATCTATCTCCCATATGTCACCGGCCTTATACACAACCTTCACCAATTTGCCACCACGGTATTCGCTCCTATGATGACGGCCACTTTCAACAATAAATTTAGGCATTTCACCCCTCCAAAAAATAGTATGGTTAACTATTAAAAAATCGGTTAGTTAATATTAAGTCGCATACACAACGCCAGAAGTGTTCGCAGTCTTACCAGGTTGATCAGTCCTAATCTGAGGCACCTGAATAGTCATCACCTTAAAATTAGTCTGCATTCCACCTTCGGTATCCCACTGAACAGTCGTAATACCAAGGCCATTAACCAGCCTGATAACGTCAGAAGTCATCTGAACCATTACAACATAATCAGCCGTAAGATGGTCAGCGATTTTGACATCAATTATCCCACCGATCTCAAGCAGTCTCTGCCTGATAGTTTTGGGATACCCAGACACATAATCCTCGTCCAGTTTTGTTTCAAAATCGGTACATGCATAAACCATCCAAGGGCCATAGCGTTTAGCGTCTATCATCTTCTGTTTCATGCTAAGCACGTCGTCCAAGATTGTTGCGCCAGTCGCACCAGAATCATTCCAATGAGCGGAAAGACTTACCGACTGAGCATCGGGGAAATCCAAGAAGCCATAAACAGCCCCGCCACCAAATGAATAAGTGCTTGCGCCGGTAAGGATGATGTCCTCAACTTTTTCGGCAATCTTTCTTGCGCATCTCTCAGCCATCGTAGTATCCAACGGCATGCTGCCATTACGACTTTCGGCAAGTTCCCTTGCACTAAAGCTAAAATCCTTATGGATAATAGGCAGCGGGAGATAATTCATCTGGTAATCAGGTCTATCACGATCACCCCTACGAATTCCGTCCATGCTCATTTCGGCATCGTTCACATCCGACATATCTTGATATGCCAGAACGGTTTTTGCCAAACCGTTGCCAATATCATACGTCAGGCCTCTGGCCTGAAGATCAGCAGCAACAACGAGCCTGTCCTGATACGCTTTCATAACTGCCGTGTCGATAAGTTTCCACTCATCATACAGCAGTGTGTCATTGGTCCTTAACGCATTTACATTAAAGCCATTTTTCAGAAGAACACTTGCCACACTTCCAAAAGGCTTTCCTCTTTCAATCAATTCAATAGCCATTATTCACAAACCTCCTTCCCTATTATTATGCAGTCCACTCAGGATTAACAATCAAACATTTAACCAGCGTATCAACCGTAAGCGAACCAGCCGCTTCCATAGAAATAGCGACAACGGTTTCACCACTAGACGCCTCAACAAAATCACCGGCATTATCAACAGTAATTTTGTCACCAAACGCGATATTTTCACTCGCCTTACACCTAAGAGCGAAATAGTCGCCCGGTACGGCATAGTGGAACTGAACTCTCGCACCATCAGAATACGCATCATCAACATCGTCGCCCATCAACGCATTCTCTATAGCAATCATCAACCCAGTAGTAGGCCGACCTTGCGTGTTGTTCATAAGAACAGTTCCAGCGGCAGACCATTCAACACACTGCCCAGGATAAATGCTAGCCTCGCCAGCTTTAGCTTCTTCACGAAAAGAATTGCTTCTTAACAATACAGTCCTATGTGCCATTATCTAAACCTCCCTTCAAATATATTAATTGAGAACGCTATAATCAGGCGTTCCGTCCTTATTCCATGCAGGTTTCGGAGCAACCGGGACTCCAGTACCATCTTCCTGCCTATCATTAATATTCGGCTCATCATCCGAAACATTCCCAGCCACGCCAGAATAATCAACTTCAGGTTCTACTTTGGCAAGAGCCATCAATTTCTCAAGCTCATCCATAGATTTTTCCTCAAGCTCATTCTTGGTATACATGTTACTCTCGTTGGCGATAATGGCTTTGATAAATTTCGATTTTCTGTCACGAAACATCTTCAAGCCATCCTCAATCATTTCTTTATACTCGCCCGATTGAGCCAAGATATCTTCCAAAGTAGGAGCTTTCGCCTGCTGATCTTCGCCGTCATTGGCTTCGATTTCGGCGTCATCGCCATCATCAGAAGTATCTTCATTATCCTCGACAACTTCTTCTTTTTCAACCGGGAACATTTTGTCAAGCTGATCTTCTTCCATCGTCATCAGCCATTCGCGGTCTTCTTCCACATAATTAGTCAGCTCGTTTTTAATAAGAGCATCTACTTTTTCAGGACAACACATTTCTATGTTACCTCCTTTGTCATCATTGTCAGTTTTATCGTCACCATCATCTTCATTAACAGTAACGCCCTCATTATCAGCGACGGTATCCTCATTGTCAGCGATGCCGCCATTCCCGTTATCGCTTTCCAATGCTACATATCTCACTTCTTGTTTAACTTCTTTAGGGCTGCCGCTAAGCTCAACTTCATCGTCTTCGCCGACTGAAAAATTCTGCTTAAATAACTTCGGCTCTTCACCCTCAGAGTGAACTTCCATGATTAGGTAGTCATCGAAAACCTCTCTCACATAATGATATTTCCCAGACGAAGGTTCAGGCGGCGTGTCGAGCGTATCGACTGCCTGCTGAAGCTTACTGCGTAAACCATCGTGAGAGAGCTCTTGTGCCTTAAACCCAAGGGCTTTGGCAATTTTGGAGAAGATACTAAATTTCTTCTTAGTATCCTTCATGACTTCTTCATCAGCTAGTTGTTTCAACTCTTCTAGCTCAGTCATACTTTTACCTCCTCTCTCTGTTATTTGTTCGTTTTCTCCTTGGTTGTCTCTTACACCACACCCATCTTCCCAACTACACGCACCAATGGAACCAGGCAACAGAGCTAAGTGATCAGGTCGATAGTTGTAAACCGTAGATTCATATGGTTCACCGTTCCAATCGCCAGATATATTGTCCTCATCAAGAAATAGACCAGTCGATACTTCAAGTCTACCACCAGAAGTTATCATATCGAGAACCTCCGGGGCAATCTTCCTAGTCTTATTAATGTCGAGCCATATCTCGCCACGCAATTTTTCACCATCAAATTCAGCATTCCAGAACCTGCCAACAACACGATCTGCTATAACATCTGGTGAATTTGCTGGTATGGCAACGCCATCAACTTCAGGATGATGAACAGGAACAGGAATTCCATTCCAAGACGCAACGAACTTAGCCAGCTCCTCAGCCGGATAGTATAGGTCATTATGTACGCCTTCAGCGATAATGACAGCTGGGACAACAAGATGTTCCCTGCCTTCATACTTCTCTCGCCTAGTCGTTACATTCACCCCTATTTGTTCAGCGTTAATAATCTCAAAATTCTCATTGCTAACAGTGCCATTAGCCTGCCTAATAGCACTTGCCTCGCAATCACTTCCACCACGATCTTCACATCTTTTTAGCGCAGAATTAGCAACACGAACCCATTGTCGTTTCTGCCTATCAGATAACCCCTGCTTAAATCTATCAACGTCTTCTACTGTCCAAGGCATTTTGCCCTCCAAATAGTATTGCTCAGCCCTCGTATCATCTATCCCAATATATATCGTAATTTACGCAGTATGACCTTGAGAACCAAGCAATATTAATCCTCATCCTCTGCTTCAAATGTCTCTGAAGCCATTTCATCAATAATCTTCTGTATCCTATTGAGACCAGCAAGCCTCAATTTCAACGCATCCAACCAACTCAGCTCCGGGATAATCTTAACACTTATAGTTTCATAATCCATCTAATATATCCTCGTCCTTCGTGGTATGTGTTCAGGCAATATTGGAATCGCAACACAACGGCAGTTATGGACAACAAACCCATTTGCTACATAGCTCTCATCTTCATCAACAGATAGATTATAGAGAATCGCCTCGTTATCAACCCACTTATTCTCAACACTATCAACAATACGACCACTAAATTCACATTCGCCATCATATTCATCAGTAATACATTTTACATTATCACCACAAAAAATATAATTTGCACTTACCCACTCATCATTTACCATTATAGGGTGATCTGCTGTTGTTGATATTGACATTTTGTTTTTACCATATGTGCCGATCTTAACCTCGTTAAATCCATGAACTCTATTGGCATGAGTCTTTATAACTGGACGGTACCTCAATTTATGCGTCAAAACAAAATCACCAACAACGATATCCTTTATCGCCTTTTGCCCATCTCGCGTATGAACAACGCTATCGCCATCTGGTAGACAGTTCGGGTGGGCGGGTATCATATTTTCTATCGTATCCAAGCTAAAAATCTTCCCCTCAAGTGGAGCGCACAATTCGCAAACGCCTGTCCCCGCTGTCATCCACTCAGCCAATACCTCTACACCGATTATCCCTGCATTGCGATACTCATTTATACTAGCAAGGTGATGGGCTCTTATAATTTCAGTCCTGGCAATCATCCTTGCCCTTGTTATACCAATTTTATCGACCCTGTTATTAAGCATCCTCGCTATTTCAAGTGGGTGTTTTCCTTCAGCCATGCCTTGCGCCAGTACCCTGCTTATTTGCTGGTCCATTGCGTTGGTAACGCCCTTTAACTCATTAAAAGTCCGTGTAAAAAGTAAACCAACGCGATCTGCAAAAAATGGAGTGTTGAATAATCCTGCAAGCGATCCAACACTTTCCTCAAACATAGGAATATCGATACCTTTTGCCCTCATCCGTTGTCTCGAACTTATTATCCCCTTCTGATAAGCAGACTGTATGTACGTATCGGTCCAAGCCTCCTCAACTCCTCTGATACCACCAAATCGATATGTTACCTCTAGGATTTGCTCCTTTTCCATCTCGCTAAGCCACGCCATAAATGCGTCAACTTTTTCACCTGACCGCATGAAAGCATATTGCCTCGCCGTAATCGTGGCAACAGCTTCTTCCGGCGTAATCTCAAGCGTCTCAATAGGAATCAGCCCAAACACGTCGTAATCAACTACAGCTTTTTTTATAATCCTTTTCAGCCCATTGAACCGTCTATTCACCTCAGAAATAAACGCATTACGCAATGTTGTGGTATGCGTTGGATCAGTTCTCGCTATCTCATTAAACGTAAGATCATGTGATTCTAAGTTGTGTATGTGGCCACAGTTACATTGCATTGTTCGGTCCCTACAGCGTTTACGCGTTCATTCTTCTTTAATTTAAGATATTTAACGATATCAATTATTTCTCTCGACTTATTTATTGGATGAGTTAAGTTTTCCAAGTGTTCAATCCATTCATCAAACTTATCAGAATCCATCCCTATTCCTCTCCACCCTTTACAACCTCAGTTGACTGGCTGCCACCCCCGCCACCATCCTGTACGTCTTGGTCTATATCATCAAGTTCCAAATCTCTCTTAGACAAAGTCATCGCCTGCTTTATCTGCGCATCATTCCATCCAAGTATTTCTGATAAGAACATCTCAGGCGGTACAATTATATCTGCACCAGGGGATAGTACGTATCTTGATAACGCCTCGGTGTTTATCCTTCTTATGTCAGCTTTTGTTTTCTCAGTAGGTGCCGTAAGATCTGGCCATTTTACAGAATAATTACCAGACGTTGGTTCCGGCAATATTTTTACCGAAATCATTTTGTCTATAAAAGGTCTCAATATGACAGGTTCGACGAAATCCTCCCGCCTTGAATCAATAAACTTGCTCCAATGCGTTTCGTCTTGTGAGCTTGCGAGTTCGCCACGCTCAGATCCAAGAAGTATCCGCTTTGGGATATCTGTAGCTGCGGAAATTAATTGGATTATTGTATCGAAATGTTTTGATGGGTCGGCAACCTGAGGGTCTAACTGATTTATCTTTATACCCTGTAGCCTGATATACCGCTGTAAATTATGTAGATAATTCTGCATCTCTTCTTCGAGGTCGTCTAAATCTAATGTTTCGATGTTGGCGTCTGCCTCTGCTTCCAATGCGAATCCAGGAAACGCCCCTCGCCAGAACATCTCTGCACTACCACCGACAACCTTTTCAAGATCCATAAGCCTATTCAAAACGCATTGTAATCTCGGCGTACCATATACATCATTCTCTTCTGCCCCATCAGCTATATGAATAACCCTTGAATAATGCACCTCATAATCAGAATAGCTATATGACCCAGAGTTGCTGCGTATTTTCATTTCATAGATCTCTGGCATCCCGAACCTAGGATCTCTTGTGTCGCTAACAAACGATTTTATCGAGGCATTATTTGAGGTGTACGCTTGAAGATAGATGAGCTCAGTTGAATCAGACTTTGTATTTACAGGAGTTTTTAGCCCTTTAGCAGACGATACATCGTTAAATCCCATTAGTAAAACGCCATACTCGCCAATACCGCTTATCCTGTCTGCCCTAGTAAGATAATGCCATATCCTATGGTCCTTAACGAGAGCTTCCCACGCTTCTTCAAATTTTGTCTTCTCGCCTTGATTCTCAGTGATAATAGGCTTCATCCGCCATGATTCCGAAGTAGGGGCATTCACAACTCTTCGTGCGATATCCTGTCTCTTGTACCTCGTATAATAATCACTAAAATTTGGTGTTTTACGATATCCAAGAGCCTTATACAAATCTCTGTCATCGCCATAAGAAAGCCCAAGACGTTCTATCAATTTCGATCTCTCGACAATTGTCGATTCAAGCGTATGAACAAGCTTCATTGCCCTATTCGTGGCTAATTCATTTTTCATAGCATTCTCTATTTAACTGATTTGCCAACAGCAACACCAAATAACCCGGAAACAACTGACGTAACAATTGTAGATGGATCTTCAGCTATGCCAAATATGCTGATAATGGCTATTAGTGTTGCACATATAATAACAAGATCTTTGTCGTCAAAATCTGGAACCATATTATCCTCCAACTCTACTTTGTACGAGTATCAACAAATATATCCGCAAGAGTCAAGTCTTTTCTCTTCTGATTTATAACCAATAGAGATCATTAGCATTACCTGTATACATAATGTGAACCTACGCCGGTAACTGCTAAGTAGTCATAATTATACAGCTCGTCCCCACCATATTCTTCCCTATTTATCATAAGGTCAACGCCGTCAATTTTGTCGAATCCATGCCTCATGCACTCACTTCTTGGATTATACCAAAATAGAGGCATGCCGCATACGCTACATAATCTATAGCCTTCTATAATTAAATTAGGCACTTAGTCCACCTGAGCTACTCTGTGTTTAACAATATGTCTTTTTATCGTTATCTGATTCCCGTTCTTATCATCGCTCTTGACCCACACTGTTTTACTGTTTACGGAAATAACTTCACCGTCAGCTCTGCCAAGCCCAATATCAAACGATACAATCTGTCCCTTATCAAAATTCATTTATTTTTCCTCACGCCACTCGTCCATGACCCAACAAATTTGCCACTTTCGATAGCCTCGTTCTTGGTTATTTTATTCCATTTCTTATTGCTTGCATCATAAACCATATACTCATCAGTATCGATATTATGATACGTCGCCCCATCTACAAATCCACTGATAGAATCGTCATACTTTGGCATTTCCGAAATACTCGACATTGCGAACCTCCATAAAATTATTTCATTGTCATATAAAACCCACCAACATACTCGTCCCAATCATCATTACTAGCATCTCTAGGATTATGGCTAATAAGATTACTCTTGCTAATCTCGGCTCCATTCGCTGTAAAATACTTTCTGCATATAGGGCACTGAAGCGTTCTGCCAACTCCCGTCTGAACCAACTTAGGTCTAAACATCCAAGGCCCACAGTTTTTATTAAAACACCTCATTTATCTGCTCCATAAAATCTATATCACTCTTTGTTTCATCAATTGTTCTGTTCGACCTCCCCCTAATATGCCTCTCATTTCCACAGCAAAAAGGGTTTGAGCATCTGACATTAGATTTTCTATATGAGCCGAGAATAGCACCCAATGTCTCACCATTGTAAAACCTCCGTTCGTAATCAGGTATTTTATAGATACTGTACCCATTCCACTTTGCGAATCTCTTTTTTGCAATCTCGTTTGCCTTACGAAGCCTATCACCAAGCATTAGTGCCTCTTCCCCCATGTCCCGGCTCTCTTTGTATAAAACTCTTCCCAAAAGTCTCTATTATGATTCGCTCTGCCGTTACAGCTAAAACAAATAGTTATAAGATTAGAAGGATTACAATTTTTCTTGTCATAATCGATATGATGAATACATAAATTATTTGATTCCCCATAACATAATGGATTCTGGCATTTATATCCATCTCTCTCTTTTATGTCTCTCTTAAACTCTTTATCAGCCCATGCATCACAATACTCACCAACCGCAATACCGCCTTTCCAATGCGGAGCTTTATCACCAGATAGGGCTAGTGATATTTTTAATTTCTGTTCATTCGTATGCACGTGCCCTTTATGCGAGTCAGACATTTTGCGAATAGCTTCTTCTGTAAAACAATTCTTTTTGCCTTTATTCCATGGCGTGCTACCCTTTAGCTTTTTAGACATTTTTCTAATGGCTTCTTCTGGCATTTTAGCCCCTTTATTCCATGGGATATTTCCTTTCTTAAAAGACGTAGAGTTTGGGGCATGCCCAGTTAATGCAGCTGACATCTTCCTCTTCGATTCTTCTGAGTGCTTACGCCCAGTATGCCCGTGTATTTTTCTTTTCTTCGCAGCTTCAGAAAGAGCTGCTCTATGCGCAATCGGCATCTTATAGCCTTTCCTAGCTTCCGATATCTTTCTTCTCGTCTCATCAGAATGCCTATACCTATATTTCTTGCCAGCTTTGCTTTTGCTCTTCCCTCCTGTTTTACGCACAAATTTTATTAATGTTTTTTGCCCCATGTCCCCGCTCTCTTTGTTTTGAACAGTTTGTTGAACGCTCCGCTCGCAGCATCGCATTGGTCCGAGTATCGACCTGTTGGGAACGACTCGTGCTCACGGATAAACTCGCTCGTCCATGTCCTTCTGAGCACAGCGACATTCTCAACGCCAACTTGCGCAGCGTACTGATCGGCACGGGCTTCCTTACTCCCGGTAACTCTATCCGGTCTACATGAATACCCGGCGAGATTGCGGACAGTCCCTTCAGCAGATTCCTTGCCGCCAGATCCAGGCTCCTGCTCTATCCATATCCTAACTTTTCTGCCGTCCATCTCGGCAGTTTGCCGTATTATCTTCTCCCTAATCGTTGACGACCATTTCCCCTTTACAACATCTGCAACAACAAACGATTTATCTTTCATGTAATACATCAGGACGCCAGCAGTTCTCTTGGTAGACGAATCGGCGTCTAACGCACTCGTCCCTGCCTTATCCCAATACCTAACTGCGACAGCAATCTGCGCAGGGTCTATGTTGTCTTTAATCGCAAATTTGTGGACCTCAAACATGCCACCGCCCCTTGGGTGAGGGCGCTGTTGTAACTGACCGGCAGAAGCATAGGCCCCGAGCTCCGCTTCAAGCTCCCCGAGTTCCTTATCGCCATATCTTTCAGGGCACAGCGGCTCGCCGTGTTTCGTCCTCGGATCTTTAAAGTCCAGTGGTGTTCTCGTCAGAAGTCTGTCTGGTTCATATCTCGCTGGCAAACACAAATGCACGTAATCGACACCCTCTTTACTGAGCACGTGGCCTGTCAAATCTCCTTCATGTGATCTCTGCATTATAATAACCCTCGCGGATCTCTTAGGATCATTGCACCGAGTTGACATGACCTCGTCCCACCACAATATTGTCTCTATCCTCGAAACATCTGACTCAACTTCTTTCACATTATGAGGATCGTCACAATTATGGACTAGTATCGGTAATGATTTCAATAACTTGTCTTTAGCAAAATAGTTATGATTCCTAGCAACTTTTACGTTGTAAGTATAATCGATATCTCTCTCTACCCTTTTTATGCTTTTGACTTTCTTAATTTGCATTCAGAGTCTCCAAATTGAAAAAGCCCTTATATCTCTTCGCCCTTTTTAACCTAATCAATCGCTCTATCCCAATTACCAGTCTCTTTCTTATCCTTGCCCTCCGTTTGCTCTCAATTATCCTTGCCCTATATTTAGGATCTTTCCACATGTCTCTAGCCCTCTTCGCAGCGTTCTTTCTATATTCTAAGTCACTTCGTTGCCACGCATGAGCTTCGATCATATGTTTTCTATACGCCGGGTCTTTCCACAATTCCTTTACCATCTCACTTCTCTTCGCTCTCTTCTCATCGTCATCCCACGCTTTACGATGAATCTCTCTCCGTTTTTCGATGCTTTCTCTCGTAGCCGCGGTCTTTTTAAATGCCGCAACCCTCCTTTTTGTAGCAAGCGAGGATGGCCCATTAACACCATTGCCACCGGATGTCATATTATATCCATTCGGTGTTAATGTATTAAATTTTTTAATTGCTAACACCTCTATCGCTTTTAAATAATCATCATCGTCAGATATAACCAATGTCGATATCGTGCATGAGTTTTCGCCATATTTTCTTATTGCCTTATGGATAACCAAATCACCAGTCGAACGGGCCGCGTTTTTATGTTCTGTTAACCTCCATTCAGCAGGCTTACTTGTCACCCCTATATACGACTTCCCAGACGGGAAATCAATCCTGTACAAACACCCCATCATCTATCTCCAAATCAATCGCCCTAACATACCCTTTCCCATCAACATAAATCTCGTGATCCTCAGTGCATGTTAGCGTGCTGCCATCTTCAAGTTCTATCTCAAGCAGATCTCTCGCTGGATTTTTTTTATATTCTTCAATTTCGGCATACTCTTCAACTCCAAGCTCATGGTTAAATGACAAAACAGAAACATCAAGCCTATTATCGACAATATCACCTATTTCAATATCCCCGCATGATGTAACAACCAGAGTATCATATGGAAGGCACACTATTCTGTCGCCTCCCTCCCCAGTATTCTGCCCACGAACAGACGAGGCTAGCCTATACCCAGCATGATTATTTTCAAACCTCACCTTCTGGTTCTGGTCAGACGTAATAGAAAATCTATCACCCCATCTACCCTGATACCAGTCGCTTAGTATCAGTCTTCTGCACTTTGCCGAGTCACGCAAGCTCAAGTCGTGCGCATATGACGAGAACAACCACTTTATTCCTGGGCGGCTAATCCACTCCCAGCACGGCCACATCACAGATACCGACAGGGACTTAGTATGCCGAGGAGGCACGTTGATGATTAACCTCGTTATTTGTCCAGCAGATATAGCTTGCAAATGATCACATATCGCGTCGAGATGCCATCCCCATATCAACTGCGTCTCAGGTTCTACCTGTTCCCAAGCTTGCTTTACAAAATGAGCCAGTGATTTTTCGGCTAAAACTGTGTTTATAGCCTCGAGCTCATATATTTCACCAGATTTTGTAATAGACAACTCTTCCAAGATTTAATCCTCATCCTCGGAGTTTTCATCTTTTACGAGCACCGATGCGGTCTTTATTGGCTCGATATCTATCGCGTGCGGAGGTTTGCCACTCGTCAATGCCTTCTTCTCACGGTTATCAGCACTGGCTTTCTGCAACAGATTCGCCAAAACCTCGAGCTCCTCAACCTCAAGATTTTTGAATTGTGTTTTCATCTGCTGTATTTGAACCTTATGCGTAATCTCGGCTTTCTGATTTACGTCTATCTTTATATTTAACAGCCCCAAGTTTTTCGCCAGCATCTCCAACGCCTTCAGTTTATCGTTAGGTTTCATCTCGGTAAGAAACCCGATTCGCTCACGAGATTCACTGTCTCCACCCTGCGAGAATATCTCTTTCACTTTCAAGCTGCCTATGGCGCGGGCGACATGCTCGGGCATTTCGTTAACTGGCAATAGATTGTTGTGCTCGTCGTAGCACTCTTGCGGATTGAAAAACGCAATATAGGCCAACTCCTCCAGAACTCGCTCATGCGTAATCGATTTATTGACAAGCTCACGGTTTAAAGCACGGAGCTTGCGATTCTGAATATTGCGAATCTCCATTATGATGCGGGGATCTTTCAACAACGCTACGGCGGTTGACGCCGCTGTCTTCGGCGAAAATTTAGCCGATATAGCTGACTGCTTCCCATTCAACGTATTCGCGTAATAATAGCAAAATAGCAACCTGCGCACTGACAAATCCTTGCTGGCCGCCTCGGCCTCAAGATCTGCCCCCGGCTCAATAGGACTGTCACTGAGCAAAACGGGGTCTATCCCCATGCGGCTTACGGGCTCCTGCTTTACGCCGCTGTGCAGTGTCTTTGAATAACCTCCGATTTTCCTCTTCCTCGCCATAAACCAATCTCCATGCTCCAATCTCGTTATAGACAACAGTAATACTGCCCCAATCTGCAAGTCAAGTTTTTTTATTTCTGATAAAACTCACAACTCCCGAAATTCTGCAACAAAAGCTGAAAAAGCAACGAAATCACACAACCTGCAAATACAAAAACAACATTCCAAAAACGGCCTTCCTGACCCCTAGGATCGACTAGCACCACTGGGAGAAATTTAAAAATCACAAATTTACGAACACAAAAACAACACTCATAAAAACGACCTCATCCTCACAAAAAAACTCCCATTCTCACTCATAAAAACTCACCAATCTCGTAGAAATGCCCTCAACAAATACTCCAACCTCGTAAACAATAGGAAATGATGCTCCAACCTCCAAACCCCCATAACAAATACTCAACACTCTCACATAGAATAAACTCATAAAAACTCACATACCCTACACCAATGTACCAAATAGATGTGACTTTTCAATCTGAGCCAATCTGAGGGCTTCTGGCCTATACTGGGAAACATATCACTACCACATATAAAATGACCCACTCGGACTTCTCACAAAAAATATACTGCTGATAAACTCACACTGTGGTTACTGGGTAGTTTTCTGGGTAACTATTACTGGGTAAAGCTCCTCCCTATAGCAAAAACACATGCGCTGTGGGAATACTGGTATGGTAGTGTGGCATATATACGCCAAAGAGACTTTTCCCAAAAAAAACTACTGCTGAAATTTTCCAACTGGACTTCTGCTGAAAAATATACTGCTGAAATTTTCCAACTGGACTTCTGCTGAAAAACTGCTGTGTAACGTGAGGGGGACGACGCCCCCACAAAATCATGGGCTATCCGTAAAATAGGGGTATGGGCATAGGCAAAAGGCATAGGCGAAAAGCGTACTATACACCATAGCACAAATAGGAATAAGCGTACTGTATAGGATATCCCATTAACCATGACCACAAACCAATAACCATGACTGTAACCATGACCTTGACCGCCACCCAAACCGGAAAACTTAACATACCAAACCAAAAAACTTAATACGCCAACCAGGAAAACCGAACATACCAACCAAGAAACCGAACACACTAAACCATGACGGTAAACCATAACCATGACCTACAACCACCAACCATGACTATTGCCCATCGCCTAAACAATCCATAGT